CGCCCACGGAGGTCACGTTGTAGCGCGCCTCCATGTCCTTGTCTTCGCCGTTCATGCACTTCAGGCTCATGCCGACCTGCATCTCCCAACCGCGCTTGGCGCCCGGCGGGGGAGTATCCATTTCGGGAAGCGGTTCCGACACCGGCACCATCTTCTCGCCCAGCACCTCGCCCTCGCCCCAGGCAATGTAGCCGTGGACAAAGGAGAACGGGTTGATCGCCCAAGTGCTGTCGTCATCAATTTCGGTCTGGTCGGCGCCGAACACCCAATGGCCGGTCTTGTCCATCTTGAGGATGACCATGCCGGCGGCACCCACTTCGCTCTCAAGGCTGCGAAGCGCGGTGGTCAGCGACTGGACGGAGGGGAGTTTGCCGTTACCGAATGCAACTACGTCGTTCATTTTACTTTCCTTTATGTTAGCTTACCAAGAGCGGCAGACAACTGTTTGCCGATCTGCAACACGGCGGGGCGGGGATCATCCTCGGGTGCCAACGTGTTACCTGTTGAGACGGACACGATCAGGTCTGTCGGCATCGGGACATTGTGCTTCTTCAACACCTTCTCCATCTGCGCTGGCGACTTGGGGTCCGTCAACTGTTCGATATTAAGCCCTGCTTCGGTCAGTGCCGTCAAGACTTTTTTGTCGTCTGCCCACTTGCGTGTGGCGCGCTTGGGCACCAGCTTCCAGCCCGGCACCTCGACGCCGTTCTCGAGCAGTTGCTGCGCCATGTCGCGGGCGTCCTTGATGTAGCCCTCCAGCAGGTCGATCTGCCCGAGTGCCTCGGCTAGGCGGTCCACGTTGACCGTCTTGATGGCCGTGCGGGCGGCGCGGGCGACAGCACCGCTCACCACCGGGCAGATCGTCTTGGCCGTACACCAGCGGCAGTGGTCGCCGGCGGCCAACGGCGCGTCGGGCTGCTCGGCCGCGCGCACCGCCAGCATCAGGTCGGCCTCGAACTGCTTGACGCGGGCGGGCGTCGTGACCCAACGCTTCACGTACGGCGGCTGGACGATGATGATCTCAATGTCCTCGACGTCGGCGAACGCCCACTTGGTCTTCGTGGTACGAAGGGCGGCCGCGACGTAGAAGAGGCCCTGCGGGTTCTCTTCCGCACTCACCGCGACGCCGTCGCCGAACTTCCAATCCAGCAGCACGCCACGGTTGCCAATCCTGCCCACAAGATCAGCGGAACCGAACACGCCAGGCAGAGCGTTGCCAAAGCCGACGACCTGCTCGACGGCGTATTCCATCGTCTTGTCGGGGTCGATCTCGTCAAGGGCGGCGAGGGCCGGCAGCAGCTTGCGCTCCAGCAGGTCGTCGGTCAGTTCGATGGCGTTGTAGGTAGCCCCCAGGAACTCATGCGGCGGCTTGCCCGTCTCCAAGATGCTGGCGATGGTGTTGTGGAGCAGCGTGCCGGTGTCGGCGTGGACCGACGACGGCTGCGGGGGCATCTGTTGGACGAGCGCGACACTGCCGGGGCAGGCTAAAACTCGTTTTGCGGTTGACCCGCCGACGACGTTAGAGTGAGCAGCCAATGTATCCTCCTGTTGATACCGCAGCACTACACAATGTTTGTTGACGTGTCAATGATTGTTTGATAGATGATGTGCATGACGCGCGAAAGTGAGATCGAACGATACTTTGTGTGGACCGTCGAGCGTATGGGCGGCGTCCACTACAAGTTCCGCGCGCTGAACTGCAAGGGCGTCAGCGACCGCATCGCGTGTCTGCCGAACGGCCAGACGTGGTTCGTGGAACTGAAGGCACCCAACGGGCGGCTGTCGCCGCTGCAACGCAAATTCGCCGCCGACATGCAACGCACAGGTCAACTGTATGCGTGCCTGTGGCGCAAGACGGAGATAGATGAGTGGCAGCGTACTATAACGAGTTTGACCCCTACGCAGCCCAGTGGCTGCGAAACCTGATCAAGAGTGGCTTGATAGCGGACGGTGATGTAGATGACAGATCAATTCGGGACGTGGTTGCGGCAGACTTGCGCGGCTACACCCAGTGCCACTTCTTCGCCGGTATCGGCGTCTGGTCCCACGCCCTCCGCCTCGCCGGATGGCCCGACAACCGGCCCGTCTGGACCGGAAGCTGCCCCTGCCAGCCCTTCAGCGCCGCCGGACAAGGCAAAGGTTTTGACGACGAGCGCCATCTCTGGCCCGCCTTCCACATGCTCATCAATGAGTGCCGCCCTCCAGTTGTCTTTGGAGAGCAAGTTGCGAGCAAGGACGGCCTCGGCTGGCTCGACGCTGTACACGCTGACTTGGAAGCATCGGGCTACGCCGTTGGGGCTGCAGATCTGTGCGCTGCGGGCGTCGGCGCCCCGCATATCCGCCAGCGTCTCTGGTTCGTCGGAGAAAGGCTGGACAACACCACAAGCGCACGACACGCACGGGCGCTCGTTGGGCCAGAAGGAAATCCACGGGACGAAGCACGGCTGCGCCTGTCTGGTGAGGGACGCCGACTTGGCGGGCTGGCTGACGCCAGCGACGAGCGACATGAACGGGGTGAGGGAACTGGACGGGAAGCGCAGCGGGGGGCTGAACACCGAGGCGGCGATGGCGGGCTGGGCCACGCCGACAGTGCACGACACGAAGGGCACGGACTACAATCGGTACACGGAGAATGGCAAGGGCGAGAACCGCTCAGGGGCGCTACAGGATCAGGCGCAGTTGTCGGGCTGGCCGACACCACTGGCAGCGGACAGCAGGGGCCGGGCTGGAGCGGCGGCGCACAAGGACAGCGAACTGCCGAACGCGGTGTGCAAGTTGATACACGATCAGCCAGCCCGACGAACGGTCAGTGGCGAGATGCTGACTGGCTCTTCTGCCGGGATGGAAAGTGGCGGCCAGTTGAACCCGGCACATTCCCGCTGGCTCATGGGGCTTCCGCCCGCGTGGGACGCCTGCGCGCCTACGGCAACGCGATTGTCCCGCAAGTCGCGGCCGAAGTGATCGGGGCGTACCTTGAAACTTAGACCCTACCAGAACGACGCCGTGACGTTTCTGTACGAGCGTGACCGCGCCATGATCCTGGCCCCTGTCGGTGCCGGCAAGACCGCCATCACGCTGACGGCCATGGAAGAACTGCTGCGTAATAACGTGGTGAACCGTTGGCTGGTGATAGCGCCCAAGCGCGTCTGTACTGACGTCTGGCCGGTCGAAGTCAAAAAGTGGACCAAGTACCTGAGCCTTGCGGTTGGCGTAGGCACGGCAACTGAACGCCGCGCCGCGTTTGCCGCGCCCGCTCGGACGGGGGCCAATGTCGTCGTGACCAATTACGACAACATCCAATGGCTGGCCGACTTGTGCAAGCATAACAAGTGCGGTTTGGAAGGCATGGGGTTCGACGGTATCGTATTTGACGAACTTACCAAACTCAAGAACCCGTCCGGCAAACGGTTCAAGGCGCTGGAAAAGATCATTGGAAACGTAAAGGTGCGGATTGGCCTGACCGGATCGTTCACCTCGAACGGTCTGGAGGACGTCTTCGGCCAGTGCAAGGTGGTGGACGAGAAGCTGCTGGGCCGGGCCAAGGGCGCGTTCCTCCAGCAATACTTCGTCTGCATCAACCGCGATTTTGGCGATTGGCAGCCGCGTCGCGGTGCGCTGGAGCAGGTCATGGCCCGCATCCGCCCGGCGACGTTCGTGCTGGAACCTGGCGTCTACAAGGACAAGCTGCCGCCGTGCCATGTCGTCGAGATGCGCAGCGACATGGATCGTACGGCTTACGAGAAGATGAAGAAGGACTATCTGGTCGAGTTGGGCGGGGCCGAGATCACCGCCCTGACGGCGGCGGCCGTGACGAGCAAACTGCAACAGATGGCCGGGGGCTGGGTCTACGATACCGTATCAGAAGCCTCGGACAAAGCAGGCGTTTTCAAATCCTACAAGTATGCGCACTGGTTCTCGACGCACCGCTTCGACATGCTGGACGAAATCCTTGAGGGGAACCAGCAGGACAATACGATCCTCGTCTACAACTTTGTCGAGGAACTGGCGCAGTTGAAGACCCGCTACCCGCACCTGTGGACGCTGGACGACGGCGCCGACGTGGTCAAGCGGTGGAACGACGGCCAGATCAAGTTGCTGGCCGTCCACCCCAAGTCGGCCGGCCACGGCCTGAACCTCCAGTACGGCGGCAACAAGATGGTGTTCCTGTCGCTGCCGTGGTCGCTGGAACTGTACGAGCAGACGGTCGGCCGCATCCATCGCGGCGGGCAGGAGCGCGACGTGTGGGTCTACGTGATGCTGACGAACAAGACGATA